TCTGCTCTGCCAAGAAGAACGACATCAATTGGACGGAGCGAACGTTCCACGTTGTCTGCGGTAAAGGTGGAAAGAACAGGACAACCTATCTCAATGCGGAAAGCATCATCTCGCTGAAAGAATACCTCACATCCAGGTCGGACGATGACGATCACCTGTTCTGCACTGAGAGAAGACCGTTCAAGGGATTTGGCAAGAAGACGGTCGAAAACATGCTGAGTGATATTGTCGCACGGTCACCGGAAAGCTTCGACACCCATATTACACCGCACGTTTTCCGGCACACTTCTGCGACCATTGCTCTGCGGAACGGTATGCCTATCGAACAGGTTCAGCGTTTCCTGGGACATAGTAAGGTGGCAACGACTCTGATCTACGCAGCAACAGACGATTCGATGGTCAAGTCCTCCCATCAGAGGTGTGTCAGTTGATATGTTCGATTTCTTCAGCATCCCCTGCCAACGGGGGTGCTTTTTAATTTGTCTATTGCTAATTAAAATAGAGTTGTGGTAAATTATAGTCGAAGGAGATTGGTTGCGAGGAGGTGGAATTCGGTGAATTCAGTAGTGTCCATTTCGAAGCTGATTGATGAACTGAAAGCAAGATATCTCAATCACGAACTGACACTGTCAGAAGCGTGTTGGCATCTCGCCTATGCCTGTGAAAAGTGGGCATATGTCTTCGGAGCATGGGGAGCGGAATGTACCGTTGCCGAGCGAAAGAAGAGATATAAAGCACATCCGAGCCATACGACCATCAAAACTGCCTGTAAAGCATTCAATGGTGGAACCTGTTCCGGCTGCAAGTGGTTTCCGGACGGTGAACGGACACGGTGCTTCGATTGCCGTGGATTCACTGATTGGATCATCAAACAGTTCATTGAACTAACAGGGTTCGATCTCCAGGGGGAAGGGGCAACCTCTCAGTGGAACACTGAATCCAATTGGGTTGCCAAAGGCAAAGTGTCTGATGGAATACCGCCGAACGTTCTCGTCAACCTGTTCTACGAAAGCAAGGATGATCCGAAGACAATGTCACATACCGGATTCGGATACAACGGGGAGACTTGCGAGTGTTCGTCCGGCGTGCAACACTTCAACAGGATGAGCAAGAAGTGGACAAAGTGGGCGGTAGCGAAGTGCTTCTCTGCCGACCTTGGCGTTGTTCCTGCTCCGGAAGATCCAAAGAACGGAGATGATAAAGTGATCCTGCCGACACTCAAACGTGGTAGCAAAGGCGAGAAGGTCAAAGAACTCCAGAACCTCCTGCTGAAGCTTGGCTATCAGCTGCCTAAATTCGGAGCGGACGGAGACTTTGGAAAAGAAACCGAAGCTGCCGTGAAGCAGTTCCAGAGGGATTGGGGACTCAAGGAGGATGGTGTGGTAGGTGAAAAGACCCAGGAACTGCTCACCACTGTTCCGGAGAAACCCAAGTTTTACACTGTTACAATTGCTCATCTGACAAAGGAGCAATCGGATGAGATTGTAAATAAATATGGCGGTGTAATAACTGCTGAATGAGCATGGGGAGGAGTGCTTATGGTAGAGTTCATAGTCAAGTATTGGGTTCAGTGGGTAATGGGATTAATCACCGCCGGACTTGCAGCCGTATGTGCCAGGTTGAACAAGAAACTGAAGAAAGAGCAGAAGAAGAATCAAGCCATCGAGAACGGTTTGAAAGGCATTCTGCGTATTCAGATCATTGACACATATGATCGTTGCGTGGCGAACGGAGGTAAGATCTCTCTCAGCCGGAAAGATGCCATCGGTGATGTTTATCGCAGTTATTGCGAACTCTGTGAATCAGCAGAAGCGGTAGATGATACCGTTAAGCAGTTGTACAACGAAATTGTCCACATGCCATTGGAAAGAAAGGAGCGGTAATATGAAACTCAGCAATCGTGCATATGACATCCTCAAGGAAATCGCCCTCGTCTGGTTACCTGCCATTGGGGCACTCTATGTGGGTTTAGCCAAGATATGGGGATTCCCATTCCCTGCCGAGATTGCAGGAACCGTGGCACTGATCGACACATTCATGGGAGCCGTACTGCACATCAGTTCCAAGCAGTACTACCAAGAACTCGACCCTCCCACTGATGGCGAATGACACAACCCAAAAACAACCCAATCGGAATGTGCCATTCGCCGAAAGCGTTGCAACATAATGGTTTCAGCCGATACGAACTTTGACTACGAATCAAAAGGTCGTGGGTTCGAATCCCGCCGGGCTCACTTCCCTCAAACCCAATGAAATCAAAGGGTTTGGGGGATTTTTTATATCCTTCCATAGTGCAGTTTAGTGCAGTTTAAGGTCGTATAATGCTCTCCAAAACAACCCAAAAACAACCCAGGAATTGCACAAAAAAATTAAGCATCCATCAGAACAACGGCATTTTTCTCTCTTCTTGCGGACGGGTGGTCGTATATCTCCAGGATCATCCGTTCGCTGCCGTGCCCACACCAATCCATGCAAATCCGGATGTCAACGCCTTTGTCCCTACATGCGGTGACAAATGTGTGCCGGAGGTCATGCGGACGGAAATCGACATCTGTCCATCCTCTGAGACGATATTCTTCTGCCTTTTCGGATTCTCCATTCTCTTTCAAGGCAATATACTTCTTATACTCGTCCGGATGTTCTGCTTTCCATTCCCGTGTAAGATGATACCAACGCTTATGACAACCGTTCAGATAGGTAGACAGGTCTGACATATAGGACTCCCACGCACGGACGAATGCGGTTTCACTGCAAATGGATCCATCCTTGTCCGGAAGGATATAATCCTCAACTCGATCTGTTATCTGCTTTAATGACTCAAATAACGGCACTGACCTTTCAGATGACTCATTCTTCGTATCACCGACCACAGGGCGGTTATTCACGAATTTTACCGACTTGTTAACGTAGATCCGACCATCATGGATATCCTTCTTACGCAGAGCAAGCACTTCGCTTCTCCGAAGTCCGGCTTTCATCATGATCATTGCTGCATTCTGGCATCTGTGCGGAACGGTTTCGACCAATTCGATTTCCGTTTCTGTAAGGCATCGATGGGTCCCCTTTGTACCTTTGTGTGGTTTTACGGACTCTGCCAACATTGGATTATTTGTGCAATATTTATTGTCAATGGCATACTGAAAGAATGACTTATACAAAAATACGGCTTTTTTTATGTAAGATTGTGAAAGACCATCGTATTCTTTCCAGACTCTTTTGATATCCGCAGGAGACACGGCACAGACAAGTTTGTTGCCGATGGTGTTTGTCAGTTTCTCAAGGACGGTGACATACTGATTATATGTCCGCTTTTCAATTCCGGACTTTAATTGGAGCCATGTTTCCACAAGATCGACAACCGGAATTGGGTCCGGTCTTTCAATGCCATGTTCCACTTCGTATTTGTAGGCATCACGCTTTGCTCTCGCTTCTTCAGATGTCTTTCCGGAGAACCGCTTGCCTTTGTAATACGCACGGCATCTGCCATCAGATTGAGTTTTCAGTTTCGCCATGCTTCTTCCTCCTTGGACAAAGCACCCTCAGTTCTTCTGCTCTTTCCAATAGTTTGTTCTGCCCTGCCGGATTCATCGACCGGAATGCCATCAGCAGTTTGTCTTCCAGAGATTCTGCCGGATGATGCGGTTCCGTCAGTGCGGATTGCCTTATGCCAAAGAATTTGCACAGTTTTTCCATCGCATCAGCACGTGGATATCCTCTTCCGGTCACCCAGGCTGAGACGGTCTTATACGAAACCTCTGCGTATTCGGCAATGTCCGATTGTTTTACTCTGGATGTGCTGATTAACTCTGCAAGATTCTTTCTGAAAATCTCTCGATCTGTCATAACATATACTCCTTATAATCCGTATCCGTCAGTTCTCCTCTGCGAATGTGTTGGATTTCATGTCGATATGTCTTTTTCTGGATTTCTCTTGGCATTCTGGCGTTCAAAACAATGCATGGCGTGAACGTACTATCCAAATATACAAATCCCTTTATCGTTGTCGGCAGATCCATGACGATAACTCTTGGGTTATCATTCACCATAATTCTCCTTTGTTATTTTGTCTGTCAGTTGCAACATGAACTCAATGTCGGCATCGGACATCTTCCGTTGCCTGTCAAATAGCAATCCGAGTTTCGGATTCTGGTGCAGTGCTTCAAGGATTGATTCATCGTTCCGGGCAGGTTCAACTCCGAGCATCTCGTCCAAGGTAGTTCCAAGTGCTTCTGCAAACGCATTGGCAGTTGAAACCTTTGGTGACCTCTGCCCTTTTTCATATTTGCAAACCACCTGTTTTACGGTTCCAACTTTTACTGCCAATTCTTCCTGGGTAAGTCCAAGTTCTTTTCTTTTGCGAATAAGTGCATCCGCAAATTTCCTTGCCATATCCTCCATATTTCTCCACTCCTCTCCAATGCGATTCTATCATTATTTGTCCCCAAAAACAAGACACGCAAAAAGAATTTAACTTTTTTGTCCCCAACCTATTGACACCGACTTGCGAAAGAAGTATACTCTCAATGTCCCCAATCGGTTAACTAAATATGATTTAAGAAGGAGGTCGGATGATGGCAAAGGTAATGGGTCTGAGTGGTCTGATCCACGGTCAGTTCCCAAGCCAAGCAGCATTTGCGGAACACATCGGATGGCGAAGACAACGGCTGAACAAGATTGTCAACGGTGATAAGGAACCATCCCTTGATGAGGTCAGAACGATTGCTGACGGACTCAATGTTCCGTTCATGATGGTGGCAAACTTTTTTTTAAACCCT